CGGAACGAGGCCAACTTTATCGCCATGATCTACCTGATTGGGAGCCCGGTGGGCCGCCTATTCGATCAGGCCAAATCCACGTGAAGTGACGAAGAACCTCCACTTTAAAGTGCTACTAGCACTAGCCAGTGCAGGAAACCATGAGAGAAAAACGCACATAAGGCATATATATTGAATTACTCCAAGAACTCTGCGGTATTCATCGTTCACGGTTTCCGTAGTGATTCCAGCTCAGTTAGTCAAATGGCCAGGATTTTAGGCACTGAGCATGTGGTAATCCCTGTTGATTTGGAACTCACTTTCGGAGACTTAGAGAATAGTGTAACCCAACTGAAAAGCATTGTATTTAATACATTGGATCAGTACCCCCTGCAACGTATAAGCTTCGTTGGGCACAGCACGGGGGGAATAGCTATCAGGATGCTTTTGAAAGACAGGCAGATTGCTGATAAAACCTATGCCTGCGTATTTGTTGCTGTGCCCAATCAAGGAACAGTGCTAGCTGACGCGCATCAAACTGTCGTGCCCAAGCTTTTTCGCAGTATACATAAGCCAATCGCTCAACTGACACGGTGTTTTATACAGTCGCTTGATTTAGAGTGCCCTTTGCACGTTGCATTTGGTGGTATTGCAGGCTTAAAAAATTGGCAAAGCACGTCAGGTTTGTTTAGTGGGCCAAATGATGGGGTAGTTGCTGTTTCATCAGTGTATCTAGAAGACATGACAGATTTTATACAAATGCCCTGCGACCATATTACAATCATGAAAGACTTCGCTACAACGAAAGCAATACTTCATTTCATGAACACACTATCTTTCCCTTCAAACCTACAGAGGCTAGGCACTTGAATACCAAAGAAAAATTTTTATTTATCTGTGACAACCATGCCTTAGACGAACTTATCCACAACTGCAGTGGTAACGTGGACTTTGCTACAATGGGCGGCAATATGTGGTGGAATATAATCGCCGAAAATGCGGGTTGGAAACTTCAGCAAAACAAACTTACAAACCATGTACGGATACTTAATCCTAGCAATATAAGAAAAGCCTGGACGAGCAAGCAGACCATGATAGACACCATGGACCTTGTCATTTCAAAAATTCGGTCTCAACAATACGTTACTGACAAGAAAGATGATCCCTTAATTGCGAGGATGCAAAAACTGAGCCTGCTTTTAGAAAAAGGCTTGATCACTAAAAGTGAATACGATGCAAAAAAACAGGCGATGCTTGACGAAATTTAAGACAGATAAAAACCTGCTTAAGAAAAAAACCTATCTCTTACAACGATCACGGCTTGAGCGCTGCTAATAATGCTCGACGATTAACATCCGACTCAGTCACCGATCTTCTTAGGCTAGCCTACGCTAACACCACAACAAGACATTGAGCAGTTGAAATAAGATACGGGCGCCGGATGCCCAAGCGATAACACTGAACGAAGAAGCCCGCCACATCGGCGGGCTTTTTACATGGTAAGACGGCGAGCATAGTCAACGTACTGAAACAGCTCACGCGCTAAGTGAGTTAGCCTGTTCCCTTGTATGGTCACTGATGTACCGATACCACTAGCCTGCGGCGTCACCAAGCCAGTACGTGTAAGCCCGTTTAAAATAGCGCTCACCTCAAGCTCCTTTAACCCCAGCTTGCTATCCAGCTCAGCCTGAAACCCCTCAAAGCCCGATTCATCCAGCACTTCCTCGTCGGTAGTGCCCCAAAGGTTGTGTTCACGCATCAACAGAATGAGATCAAGCTCTGTATGTGTGACACCGCTCAACGCACTGATCGCCATTTGTGCCAAGTCAGGCCGCGTATCAGCATCGCCACTCTGAATGCCCCCAATCATGGCATCAGCAATGTAATCGACCACCTCACGCTCCGAGCAAATTTCAAACGCTCTTCCCACACGCATGTAGAGCGCGAACCGCTGATCGCTGTTGCTTAGTTCATCTGGTGTCATCCCGTGGTCTTCTGCTTTTTGGAGCAGCCGCTCAAACTTCCAAGCCATGTAGCCCTGGTAGGCTAACGCTGCGCCCTTAGGTATCAATTCCATTTCATCGACTCCAACCGCATAAGTTTCATGACTACTCTAACCCAATAGCCTGTGAAACAGCATTGCGCGAAATCAGCCGTGCATCAGGCGGAGACGATCGAAGCGGCGGAGTCAGCGGCCAAGGCGGCGATTGAGCAGTTGAATCGTTATCGGCCGCCGGAGGGCTGACCAATCCCCCAAACGAAAAAGCCCGCCAATTGGCGGGCTTCATTCTGTATTTCTAACCTCACGAACGCAGTTTCAAAAGTGAAAAATGCCGTGACGGTGGTTGAAAAGGGTGGAGTGATACCACAGACGCAAATTGCTCATCCAGATCACTGCTGACGCAGAACGCGAAGGCGGTATCAATAACGTTGGCGGCCACGCTAACCACACCATGCTCTGCACAGTGACCTCTCACAACAAAGCTTGTTAGCCCCTTAAATCAACACGTACGCCAAGCTGGAACGCATGGAGGCCTTCATTGAAGCCATACAGAGTAGAGTCGACACGTCGCTGCCCTGGTACCGGAAAAAAAGCGGTCGTTGAAAATACCCTCAACAAGACAGCCCTCTGATGCAAAGCAAAACGCCCGTGCTTGATTTTGACGTTTGGCAGCACGCGTACTATCTAAAGCTCCAGACTAGCGCCCCAACTGCGTCTGTTTCTTCTTTAGCGTAGTGATAATGGAAAACGTCTAGAGTCGCTAACAAGCCGCAACTGCTTGATTTTTACTCTCGGTGAGGGCGGATTAAGCCCTCTACATCGCCTAAAACCGCTACCAAATCAGGGAGGCGTTTTTTTTGAGTCGGGGTAAAGCGCTGGGCATGTGCTGTACATAACCTGTGGATGAAAAAATACCATATATGCCTGAATTGATTTTCTCTTAGACTATATATAGGATGCGTGGTGGAATTTTGAATGGCCTACAGAACTGCCACCAACTTTCCTACAGGCAAGAAAAAGCCCTGGCAAAGACCAGGGCATAAATACGTTACTTTTAAATCACGGGCGTCGCATGCCCATGAACTCCAAAGGAGTAAAGTATGCGCATTCTACACGCCATAATGGCGGCGTTCAATCGTTTTTTATCGATGAAGTTATCGTGCTCTATCAGATGGCATTTATCCAGAACACCTATGTGTGTGAGGGACAAATGCCTATGAAAACGATCACCCTCATCTTTGACTGCATAGAAATATCGATCAGGTTTTTAGAACTAGCCTATGCCATATGGCTGAACTGGCCTTTGATCATGTAACACCACAAGCCCGCCTCGGCGGGCTTTTTTATGCCTGCTCCCGTCCCATCATGTAAACCACCCCACTTACACCCACCACCGCTACCACCCTCCCCCCAGCCCCCGCACGATACCTGTGTGAATTCACCCTTGTCGTTACTCGAACAGTGAACCTGCGCAGGAGCCACCATGGCACTCGATCAATACCACCACGGCGTGCGCGTTGCCGAAGTTAATGACGGCACGCGTACCATCCGCACCGTCTCCACCGCCGTCATCGGCGTGGTCTGCACCGCGCCGGATGCGGACGCTACCACCTTCCCCCTCAACCAGCCCGCGCTGGTGACCAATGTGGATACCGCCATTGGCAAAGCGGGCACCCAAGGCACGCTGAAAGACACCCTCACCGCCATTGGCCAGCAGGCCAAGCCGATCATCGTCGTGGTGCGCGTGGATGAAGGCATCGACGCCGATGAAACCACCGCCAACGTGATTGGCACCACCACCGAGCTAGGCCAGCGCACCGGGCTGCAGGCGCTACTCACCGCCAAGCAAAAGCTGGGCGTCACGCCGCGCATTATTGGCGTGCCTTACCTGGATACCCAGCCGGTGGCCACCGCCATGGTCGCGGTGCTGCAGCAGCTGCGCGCCTTTGGCTACGTGTACGCCCACGGCTGCGAGACCATCACCGAGGTCACCGCCTACCGCGACCAGTTCGGCGCTCGTGAGCTGATGGTGATCTGGCCCCAATGGCAAGCGTTCGATACCGACGATGCCCAAATTCGCGATATCAGCCCCGTGGCCATCGCCCTGGGCCTGCGCGCCAAGCTCGACCAAACCGTGGGCTGGCACAAAACCCTAAGTAACGTCGCGGTGAACGGCGTCACCGGCATCAGCAAAGACGTGTTCTGGGATCTGCAAAGCCCCAACACCGATGCCGGGCTGCTCAACGCCGCCGATGTCACCACCCTGGTCAACCAGAACGGCTACCGCTTCTGGGGCTCGCGCACCTGCGCCGGGCCAGAAAGCCTCTTCCCCTTCGAGAACTACACCCGCACCGCCCAGATCCTCGCCGACACCGTGGCCGAAGCGCACCTCTGGGCGGTGGATCTGCCTCTGCACGCTTCCCTGGCGCGAGACATCATCGAAGGCCTGAACGCCAAGTTCCGCGAGCTGAAAACCCTGGGGCTGATTGTCGATGGCAGCGCTTGGCTAAACGAGGAGCTCAACACCCAGACCTCCCTCAAGGGCGGCAAGCTGCGCATCGACTACGACTACACGCCGGTACCGCCGCTGGAAGACCTCGGTTTTCAGCAGCGCATCACCGACTCCTACCTGGCCGACTTCGCCGAGCGCGTCGCGGCCACCGCCTGATTGGATTAGCGAGAGACCCCTATGGCACTCCCGAAAAAGCTCAAAGACCTCAACCTGTTCAGCAACGGCGAAAGCTGGCAGGGCATCGTCCAGTCGATCACCTTGCCCACTCTCACCCGCAAGATCGAAGAGTGGCGCGGCGGCGGCATGGACGGCGCGGTAGGTATCGATATGGGCCAAGACGGCCTGCTCACCGTGCAGTGGACGGTAGGCGGGCTGGTTGAAAGCCTGTTCGACAACTTCGGCACCGCCCGCATCGATGCCGACATGCTGCGCATGACCGGCAGCTATGAGCGCGACGACATCGACGACGCCTCCTCGGTCGAGGTGGTCATGCGCGGCCGCCACACCGAGATCGATATGGGCGATGCCCAAACCGGCGAGAACACCGAGCACCAGGTCACCAGCACGCTCAGCTACTACAAGCTCACCATCGACGGTACCGAGAAAATCGAGATCGACCTGGTGAACGGCGTGTTCAAGGTCAACGGCGTTGACCGCCTCGCGGGTCGCCGCCAGCGCCTGGGTATTTAACACAGGCATCTAAGCCCGCCCCTTTTTCCCTTAACCCAACACAAGGAACACTCTCATGACCAAAGCTGCCGTCACCCAAGCCATCGCTGCGACTATCACCCTGGATACCCCGCTCACCCGGGGCGAAACCGAAATCACCGAGCTGCGCCTGCGCAAGCCCACCTCCGGCGAGCTGCGCGGCGTCTCGCTGGCCGATGTGCTGCAGATGCAAACCGACGCGCTGATCACCCTGATCCCGCGCCTCTCCAACCCCTCGCTCACCGCCACCGAGGTGCGCCAGATGGACCCGGCGGATCTCGTGCAGTGCGGCGGTGAAATCGCCGGTTTTTTGCTGACGAAGCGGGCCAAGGGCGAGAGCGAATAAACCTCCCCAACCAGGTAGAAGACGCGATGGCGGATCTCGCCATCGTCTTCCACTGGACCCCGCAAGACTGCGCCGCCTTCACCCTGCGCGAACTCATGGCCTGGCGAGAAAGAGCGCGCAAACGCAGCACCACCACAGATACCAGGAGCCAGCGTGGCCGGTAACAACCTCAAGCTGCAGGTCATTTTAAACGCCGTAGACAGGGCCACCCGCCCGCTGCGGGCCATCGACCGTGCCAGCCAGGCCGCGTCTCAGGCCATGCGTGAAAACCGCGACCGCTTAAAGCAGCTGCAGGCCACCCAGAAGAACGTCAGCTCCTTTCGTACCCTCACCCGGCAATCCACGGAAACCGCCACCGCCCTGCGGGAACAGCAAGAGCGCATCCGCCGTCTCTCGCAGCAAATGCACACCCACCAGGGCGACACCGCTGCCCTGCGCGCCGAACGGCAAAAGGCCATTACCCAAGCGCGCAGGCTTAGCCAGCGGGTGGATGAAGAACGCCAGCAGCTCCAACGGCTGCGCAGCACCCTAAACGAAAACGGCGTCAGCACCGCCCACCTCTCCCGCGATCAACGACGGCTTTCCAGCGAGATCCAGCAGGCCAACACCGCCGTGGAAGAGCAGCGGCAGCGGCTCAAACGGCTGGCCGAACAGCAGCGCAATGCCGCCCAGGCGCGTAGCCGCTACGACCGTGCCATGAGCCTACGCAGCAGCATGGCCGGTACCGGCGCGGGCATGGTGGCCAGCGGCGGTGCCGCGCTGTACGCCGGTGCACGGCTGCTGGCCCCCGGTGTTGAATACGGGGAATCGATGTCGCGGGTGCAGGCGCTCACCCGCCTGGAGGGAGACGACGAACGCCTGGCAGCGCTTCGCCAGCAAGCGCGGGAGCTAGGGGCTACCACCGCGTTTAGCGCCGGGCAATCCGCCGATGCCCAAGGCTACCTGGCCATGGCCGGTTTCGACCCCGCCGCCATCCAAGCGGCCATGCCGGATATGCTCAACCTGGCACTGGCCAACCAAACGGATCTCGCCCGCACGGCGGATATCTCCTCCAACATCCTCTCCGGCTTCGGGTTAGACCCCGCCGAGATGGGCCGCGTGGGCGATGTGCTCACCGCCACCACCACGCGGGCCAACGTCGATTTAGAGATGCTGGGCGAGTCGATGAAGTACGTCGCCCCGCAAGCGCGGGCGATGAATATGTCGCTGGAACAGTCCGCCGCCATGGCCGGGCTGCTGGGCAACGTAGGTATTCAGGGCAGCCAAGCAGGCACCACCCTGCGCGCCATGGTCACCCGCTTGGCCGCCCCCACCGGAGCCGCCGCCGGGGCGCTGGCCGACCTCGGCGTGAACGCCAAAGACGCCGAAGGCAACCTGCGCGACATCCCCCGCATTCTCACCGACGTAGCGAGAGCCACCGAAGCGATGGGCAACGCCGACCGCGCCGCCTACCTAAAAAATATCTTCGGCGAAGAACCCGGCGCAGGCATGGCGGAGCTGATTGCCCAGCAGGGCAGCGAAGGCATCGAAGCGTTTGTCGAGATCCTTTCCAACGCCGCCGGCGAAAACGCCCGGGTGGCGAAAACCATGGCCGACAACATCGGCGGCGACCTCAAATCGCTTAAATCGGCCTGGGATGAAGTGGGCATCTCGATCACCGAAACCAACAACGGCGCGCTGCGCGGTCTGATTCAGAACGTCACTGCCATTACTCGCGGCATCGGCCGCTGGATCAACGAAAACCCCAAGCTGGCAGGCACCCTCGCCAAAGCCGCCGCCCTGGTGGCGGTGCTGGTCGCGGCAGGCGGCGCGCTCACGCTAATGCTCGCCTCCATTCTCGGCCCCTTCGCCATGGTGCGCTTTGGCATGGCGATGCTCGGCCCGCAGGCGCTAATGGTGGGTAAAGCACTTACCTGGTTAGGCGGGGTGATTCGCGCCGTGGGCATGCTGGCCGTCGCCAACCCCATTGGCGCAGCGGTGGCCGCCATTGCCGCTGCGGCGTATCTCATCTACCGCTACTGGGAACCCATCAAAGTTTTCTTCCAAGGGCTGTGGCAGCAGGTAAAAACCGCGTTTGGTGATGGGCTGGGGGCAGTCGCGCAGCTGTTGATGAACTGGTCGCCGTTGGGGATGTTGTACCGGGGCATCACCACCGCGCTTTCCGCGCTGGGTGTCGAGATCCCCGAACAATTCCGCTCGCTGGGCAGCGCCATTGTGGATGGCCTGATGAGCGGGCTAACCGGCAAACTCGCCGACCTACGCGACCGCGTGGTGGGCATGGCAGGCAACGTGCGTAGCTGGTTTGCCGACGTGCTGGATATCAACAGCCCCTCCCGCGTGTTCACCCAGCTAGGCGGCTACACGGTAGACGGCCTAAACCAAGGTCTAGACGCCCAGCGGGACGAACCCGCTAGACGCATTCAAGAGATCGCCCGCCGCGTGAGCCGAGCCGGAGCCGGGCTGGCACTCGGGGCGGCCACCCTGCCCGCCGTGGCGATGCCGAACATCGAGCAGCAAGCGCCGATTCAGTTTGATAACCGGCCGCCGCTCACAGCGCAAAGCTCCCAGGCCAGCGGTTTCTCGATGGGCGATATCAACATCAACGTCACGCCCGCCCCCGGCATGAACGAACAGCAGCTCGCCCAGTACGTGGCACAAGAATTACAGCGCGCCCTCACCAATGCCCAGCGCGACGCCCAGGCGCGGCAGCGTTCGTCACTGCGCGACCTCGACTAACCGGAGAACTGATCATGTTAATGGCGTTAGGCATGTTTGTATTTGAGACCCGTAGCGTGCCTTACCAGGAATTAAAGCGCATTACCGAATGGCGGCACCCCAGCCAATCCCGCGTGGGGCAGCGGCCCGCTTACCAGTTTGCAGGCCCAGGCGCGGACACCATCACCCTAAGCGGCACCCTGCTACCCACCTTCACTGGCGGCCGCTTTAGCCTGGATGAGATCCGCGAGATGGCCGACCAGGGCAACGCCTGGCCGCTGGTCGAAGGCACCGGCCGCCAGTACGGCTTATGGGTGGTCACCCGCGTGGAAGAAACTAGCACGCACTTCTTCCGCGACGGCGCGGCCGAGAAAATCGAGTTCAACCTCACGCTCGAGCACGTCGATGATGAGCGCACCGACCTGATCGGCCGCTTGGCGCTGCCCGCCGTGGCGCGTTTGGCAGGGGGCTACGTATGAACGCCTACCCTAAACCCAGCTACCACATCACGCTGGATGGCACCGACATCACCCCGCGCATTAATGGGCGGCTGATCAGCTTAACCCTACGCGAGCAGCGCGGGCTGGAAGCCGACCAGCTGGATATCACCCTGGCCGACCACGACGGCCAGCTCGCCATTCCCCCACGTGGGGCAGAGCTGCAGGTGGCGTTTGGCTGGCAGGAGGAAGGGCTGGTGGATAAAGGCCGCTTTACGGTGGATGAAGTGCAGCACACCGGCACGCCAGACCAGCTCACCATTCGCGCCCGCTCGGCGGATATGCGCGGCCAACTGCCCGGCAAGCGCACCCAGGGCTGGCACGATGTGACGCTGGGCGAGATCGTCACCACCATCGCCGGGCGCAATGCGCTGGAACCGGTGGTGGCCGCCGTGCTCAACGGCATCCGCATTGGCCATATCGACCAAACCGACGAATCCGACTTGAATTTTCTCACTCGCCTGGGCGAACGGTACGACGCCATTGCCGCCATCAAAGCCGGGCGCATGCTGTTCACCGTGGCAGGCCAAGGGCTCACCGCCAGCGGCCGTGCCATGCCCGCCATCACCCTCACCCGCCGCGACGGCGACCAGCACCGCTACAGCGTGACCGACCGAGACGCCTACAGCGGCGTGAAAGCCTACTGGAACGACACGCGAGGCGCAGAGCGGCAAACCGTACTGGCAGGCACGGAAGAGAACGCCAAACAGCTACGCCCCACCTACGCCACGGAAGACGACGCCATTGCCGCCGCCCGCGCCGAATGGCAGCGCATCCAACGCGGCATGGCAGAGTTTGAGCTTACGCTGGCACTGGGGCGCGCCGACCTGCTGCCCGAAACCCCGCTCACGCTCGCGGGCTTTAAGCCTCAGATCGACGCCACTGCCTGGCTGGTGAGCGAGGTCACGCACTCGCTGAATGATGAGGGGTTTACTTCGAGTATAAAGCTGGAAACTCTCTTGCATTCACGCACGGATGCACGCTAATTAAGACTAAAAAGCCCCATTTATTGGGGCTTTGCTAGTGCAGCACTTTTCTTTTGCTCACGTATTTGATCGCGTCTGACTTTGTGAGCAATGATCGCATCCACATGCCTGATCAGTCGACCTTGCCATACACCCACACCTCGCATGAAGTGCTCAGGCCAATGAGGTGACTCAGGTATAGTTGAAAGAAAAGGGTAAATAAGAGAGGGGTACTGCGCTAATACACTCCGTGTATCTTTATGCCTTGATATATCGCGATAAACATACTTTGCATAATTAAGGGCAGGCCGCCTAGCATCTGGGTCTGAGAATATTTCAAGTGCCTGATTATGCAGATCTTCACGCACAATTCGGCACAAGACTTCTGTACGTACTAGCTCGCGCTTAACAGCGATCGGCCTCATACGCCTGTGTTTCAAATTAGCGATGCGCGTCCATAACAGTGCGGCTGGATTTAAAACATAAAAACGTAGAATTTCTTTACCGTCTTGATGTAGATCCCACTCTACAAGCCTTGCCGCAGCGCGCATGCTATCAGCATCAAACCCACCATAAACCTGGTTCATAACGTCTACTACGAAATGCCCGTCAGCCAATATTTCTGGGCGGTAGAGCTCTATCAATGCCATGTTGGGTACATGGTCGTCTGGCGTAGGGAAGCGTGGCACTCCTTTCCACTGATCTGCTAATACCCTGACCCCTTCAATCGTTCCGGCAACAATGTCGAGATCCGATGAAGTCAGCGCAGCGGTGTGTTCTTGATCTAATTGCCCTTCCAAAAAATAAGCACCCCAAAAAGCAATCGCCTGGCCTCCAATGAGTACCAGGCGTTCTTGATATTCGGGGGGAAGCTCTGCAATAAGTTTTAGAATCGGCTGTATTGAAAGGCTATCTTCCATCCAAACTCACTGCAGACAGGTCACAAAAATAGATAAGCTCAGAGCGGCGCAGGAGCCGGAGCACCACGAATAATACGGGCATGCTGACGAGCGCCCTTGAACTGAGAAGCACGTTCAATCGCTTCCTGAGAAACAAGCATTTCTGCATATTCTTGGAAACGGTTGCGCTCTTTCTCTTGAAGACGTAGCACGAAACCATTTTTTTGATTTGCGCTGATATAAGAAACCATGATTTTCACCAGTAAAATCAGTTGGTTATAGAATATAACACTTGGCGCTAAGCTTTCTGCGAAAGCTTAGCGCTTCGCATGGTGCCAGTCAATAATATTTGTCTATGTTCGTTCATATTAAGCGATATTTCTATACTTAGCAAACCCCCAGCCATTCCATGGCCGGGGGTATCAGTGCCGCAATCTTCTGGCGAAACGGTTCCGCCACGCATGCTTTTAGGCGACACCCTCACTATGACAAACCCGCTCAGGCAATGATGTAAGCCATTGGCCATAAAGCTTGTAAGCGATCTCCTACAACGCCCAGCACCTCGTCTGCCTCACCACCACCCCACGAAACTGTTTCGCGGTGATAAAGCACCCTTCCCCGCCCGTGGGCGGCAACAGGCGGCAGCGGCTGCCCACGCGCTGGGTTTTGAATAGCCGGTACTCGCCCTCTACTTCCGCCACTACCAAATCCGCGTGGCCATACGAGCGTGCTTCGTCCACCACCAGCACGTCGCCTTCCATCCATGGCCCACCGGGGTGCGCCTCTTCGCTGATCTCCACCAGAAAACAGGTCGGCGGAAATTTTCGCCGGTCCATCTCCGCTACCGCTGGGTGCTCCACACCCACCACGGCAGGCCCCAAGTAGGTCACTCGCATGCTGTTGCCCTGTGCTAGCTCCATATTGAGCAACGTGCCTAAGTATTGGCCGTCGCTTCCCTAGAGCGCTTAATACTGTACAAGAAAACAGTATTTAACAAGGGTTATGGAATGGCACTTTCAGCCCACAGCGGATAGCCACCATGGATGCACTGAACGAGAAGATGGGGAAAGGCACGGTACGCCTGGGCCTACCGGAAAAGAACGCCCCCTGGCACCTCCACTGCGCGAACCGTAGCCCGCGCTATACGACGAATTGGAATGAATTGATGAAGGCGTATACGGATGAGGGGGCGGCGAAGAGAGCGCTGGCCACATCATCGTTGAGGCACTAAAATGGCGTGAAATAACGCTATGACGAAATAACGAAATAAAGAAATAACGCACCGGGGGTGTGCCAACGTCACCGGGGGGCGTTAGAATCCCACCCTCTCGAATATCACCATCCCGTGAGGGAGCTAAGGTTTAGGAAAACGTCATGCCAACAGCAGTGTCACTTTTCTCAGGTTGCGGGGGCTCCGACGCTGGCATCATCAATGCTGGCTTTGATGTGCTGATGGCCAACGATGTGTTGGCCTATGCAAAGGCAGTTTATGAGCACAACCATCCAGAGACTGACTACCGCCTTGGAAGCATAAGTGGAATAGAACATTTCCCGGATGCAGAGTTACTAGTGGGCTGCTACCCATGCCAAGGGTTTAGCCAAGGCGGCGTGCGTGATGCTGGCCGCCAAATCAACACCCTTTATCTCGAATTTGCCCGTGCCCTGAACCAAATCAAGCCAAAAGCGTTCATCGTTGAAAATGTCTCTGGCATGGTGCGTAAAAATTACGCCCACCTGCTACAGGATCAGCTCCGTGTGTTCACTGAGGCTGGCTATAACGTTTCATTCCAAGTGCTTAATTCAGCAGATTTTGGCGTTGCCCAGGAGCGAAAGAGGATTTTCATCGTCGGGATTCGTGACGACTTTGGGATTAAGTATGAGTTCCCCCAGCCGACCCATGGCATCTTAGGCGGGCCAGCTAAAGCCACCATAGAAGACGCCATTGGCGGTATGCCTGAGTGGCCGGAAGGTGAGTTTTACGATCTCGATTTTCACTGGTACTACCTTTCCAGAAACCGCCGGAACGGCTGGAATGAGCAGTCAAAAACGATCGTTGCCAACCCACGCCACATGCCACTGCACCCAATGAGCCCTCCATTGGAGAAGCTTGAACACAACGTATGGCGTTTTACACACGATGGGCCGGCACGCCGCTTTAGCTATCGCGAGGCAGCCAAGCTACAAGGGTTTGGGGATCTAGCTTTTCCAGAACATAAGTCGGGCAGCATGAGCATGCGCTACAAAGTAGTAGGCAATGCTGTGCCACCGCCCCTGTTTGAAGCGGTGGCACGTGCGCTACCAGACATATGGAGCTAATTATTCGAAATAAGATACCTGCATATTAGAAACTTCTTCAGCTATTCTACTTGCTTCTGGAATATCGATATCATCAATGATATCGGAAAGAAGTTTAAGGATTCTTTTTCGATCAATTAAAATAACATCACCTATTCTGACACCTTTGTTCCATTTGCCATTTATATTTCTCATATCATGCGGCATAAAATAAAAATTAGCCGCAGGATGCTGAGGAGTAATCATGCTATTCATAGAGGCGGGACTAGCCTCTAACTGTTTTTTATCCCAATCTTTAGGAGAACAACCGCACTGAGCAAACACAACAGGGATATGACCTAAGGCATCACCAAGTGGCATAAAAGCGACCACATCTAAGCCACCATCACCCGTATCTTGTGGATCAAAATCAGATAAAGGTGCAACATACCTAGGATTAATATCTTCGGCTAATGAATGCATTTTATCACCAAGCGAACCGACATAACCTAAACCAGTTTGTTGATGAGCACCGAAAGGCCTAACCTCCCACCCCGGCAATATCCTTTTGAGCGCCAGAAAACCTAGCTCTTCAAAGGCACCAGTCACATCATTCCTTCTTCTCCCTGCACAATATTTCAACGCAGAACAAACTAATAAAAAAAGATATAAATAATGACTTTTATTACCTCTTTCCAGCTCCAGCTCTAAAAAACCATCCTCAAAAGAAAATGGCCAAAAATCAGGAATTTGTTTCTCTCTAATTTTTAAAACCTTGCTTATATCGGCCCACTTTATACTTATCTTATCATCAAAACTTAAATTTCCATTTGTAGACTCCAAATCTAGATCTACTCTAACATCTTCAAACTCACCCGAAAGATCATCGTGCTGACCTATACTATAGGACTTATCCTGGCTTATAACACAAAGCAGTTCAACATAGTCTGCCCACAAATAGGTATGTGCATGACTGGGCACTTCTGTATAACCGACTATTAAATCGCTCAAAGCATTAGCCATTTACCCACCCCCTTAATAACCTTTGTTCCGACGTGACACTGTAAAGGCTAACGCTGCTGTCTTTTCATCTATAGAACCAATTAAGAAACTATGGTCTTTATCTATTTCCTCAACATTTGAAATGATATCAAAAGCTTGATCTATACTTTTTAGCGCACCCTCTAAAAGGTCTTTTAAAACTTGCGACGGTCCTTCTGTATGGATAAAAGCTAAATCAATATCTTTTTCTTTATTTAAAACCTCGATAGCATCTCCACCGTGCGCGGTAATAGCTGCAAGTTTTCTCAGATTCCTGGACTCACCTAAAATAGTTTCGCCAAGCTGATCTTGAACAAACATCCATGACAAAAGACTTTTTAAATTTTCCTTATTTAATTCTTTCGCCTCAACATCCAACCTGTTCTCCAAGCCTAAAAACTCAGCAATCCCTTTATAAGAGATAGATGTAGTTAAAACCCCAAAATCGATATCATCATTATGAAGCCCAGACAGGCCAAAAAAATCATCCTCTTGCGCCACATTTAAAATCTTTAAACTAGTTAATATTTGTGCAACATAATCAGACCTACTGCCAATTTCTTTAGCAATCAGCTTACATTGCTCATGAATATCAAATTCATTATAAAAAGTATCTCTTAGCTCTTTAACATACATAGCCTTGGAGAGAGGATCCCAGCGTTTAGCACCAGTTATATGTCTATAGCCAAGATATCTAAGAATATCTCTTCTTTCTTTAAAAATAAGGCAAGGAACTTCTGCAGGCCTATGCTTAGCCTCTCGAACTACCTCTTCTATTGACACCCTATTTTTTTTTGCTGAAATATCGCCATTAAGTATTTTTAATGCCGAAAGCCTTCTATTACCTTCTACAACTACATACCCACCATCAACATCAGGAGTAACCAAAAGTTGCTCGCCATCAAAATAGCCTTGCTCAGAAATAGACCCCATTAATTCTAAAATATTTTCACGGCGAATCATTCGATCAACAATTTCTTCTTCTGGCTGATTTTGATCACCGAAATATCTAGCAAATCGAGGATTTTTTGGGTCAAATTTCAATAAATTTAAGGGTATAGTTTTTCTTATGCCTTTCGGAGTATCAGCCATAGTCTTATTCCTGCTAAAAATAATTAAAAAATTCTAAATTAAACCACCCGCCCAATCCGAATCTCACACCGCCCCAGAATCTCCACATCGTGCATATCTTGCGGCTTGATCATCTCCGGCTGGTAATGCTCGTTATCGCTAATTAAGAACAACGCCCCGCCCGCCAAGCGCTGCACCCGCTTAATTCGTCGCTCACCACTCACCAGCAGCAAGAACACACCTTCCTGCTTCGGATCGCGGTTGCTGCGATCCACCAGCACCCAATCGCCATCGGCCAGGGTGCCGTCCATCGAATCGCCGCGCACTTTGATGCCCACCACCTGGGCAGGGTCTAGCCCCTGCTCGGCCAGCTCGCTGCTGGGAAAGTGCAGGATGCTTTTGACTGGCTCGCCTTCAAAGCTGCGCCCTGCCCCAGCGGCGGCTTCGATGTCGTACATCTTTACTGGCGAGAGATCTGGCCCGGGTTCGGTCACCGGCAAGCCTAAAGGCTGGGACTCTGGTACCGAACGGTTTCCAGTGAGCACGTATTGAACGTCTACTCCCTGCGAAGCAATCGCAGTCAGATAATCCGCTTTGGGGCTGCGTTGATCACCCTCATAGAGCATTTGAGTCTTTTTAGTCACTTGGGCAAGGTCACCAAACTGGGTTTGTGACATCCCCAGCCGCTCCCTTTCCTCGCGTAGCCTTTCACCCAATGAAACCATTTAGACCTCACAACTCTTGACATGGAAACCATTCGGTACCATTCTGTTTATGTCTTTCACTTCGATACACATGCAAAAGGAACCACTGCCATGGTCACCATTATTGCCACGATCATCTTGCCGCCTTCCCCCACCGTGCTGTTTCGCGGGGTGGAAGTGAACCTGGACCGCTGTTCGCCACGTACCCGCCGCACCATTGAAACGGCGCTGCGCCAGGGCACGGAGAAGCCCAACCCACTGGCCGATCTCGAAGCGCTGGAAGAGCGCACCACCGCCCAGGCGGTGAGCCAGCTCGCTGCCACGATGCTGGCCCAAAACGCGCCGTTTGAGCAGGTGGAAGACGCCTTGTGCGAACTGCGCACCCACATGGATGAGCACTTCCTGCAGCGCAAGCTGGTGCGCTTGTACGAGCGCTAATGCGCTGCGGATTAAGTCTTTCACTCTCTAACACATCGTTCGGGAAGCCTAACCCATGACCACGCCCAACGCTATTGCCCCAAAGCCAATTTATGCCCCTAAGGGCTGCAACTGCCCAATCATGGCCCACGTGACCGAAGACGAACGGGAGGAACTCAAGCGCATCGCCGAGCTGGAAATGCGCACCCTCTCCGCCACGGCGCGGATGCTCATGCTGCGCGGCATCGCCGAGTACGACCAAGACACGCTGAATGCCGAATGACCCTGCCTGCATAAGGATGTTTGCCATGTACCAGGACTCCAAACGTGTGCGCACCCGCTACGCCGCTCTCAATTTGGATCAGTACGAGGCCCGACTGATCGATGCGCTGGTGGATTACACCGGCATCGAGCGGGCATCGCTGCTGCGCCAACTGGTGCTGAAAGAAGCCCTAGAGACGCTGGGCGTTGCGGATCTCTCACTTAGCACTGTGCCCCAGCAGGCGTCGTAAAGGCAGGGCTTTTTGAGGCCCTCAAGGAGCATTGAGGTATGGCTGACCAACCGGCACGCGGCGAACGCCTTCCGCTGAACGACCAGCTAGAGGCCGCGCTGCAGCAGGTATGTGAACAGCAGGATTTAACCAGCCTGGACGACGCCGCCGAATGGCTACTGCGGCGACGGCTACGCAAAGGCACCCAAGGGCTCACCGGCCGCGGCCGCGCCCTTTATCCGGTAGGGAGAAACCATTGATGTCGACCGCTTCCAAGCACCGCATGCCCTGCCCCCATTGCGGCCACAACATGCGGGTCCGCAACAGCCAGGGGCTAACGCCGGTGTACCGCGAAGGGGTAGTGGAGTGCCGAAACGTGGCGTGCGGCTTTCGAGGCAAGGCGGGGTTTCAGGTGCTGCACACCTTAACCCCGAGCGATATCCCCAACGCCCGGGTGGATCTGCCGTTCGCGCCTCGCCTGATCCAGCAGATGCAATTAGACATCACCCGCCCAGCCGCCAACGACGAACGTTATGAGGGTTAAGACGATGCAGAGAGCTGCCCATCACCCAAGGCCCCCACGGCCACCACGCCCCTTTCGGCCTGTGTGTTATGCCCGGCCGAAAGGGGGCACCCACGGCCCCGCCGGTGCCGTGATCTAGCCCCAAGCCCAGCCCAATCCATTTGTTAAATAAGGAGGCGAGCGTGAATTCATCGCTGCGCCAGGACATTGTTACGCGCTTAATCAGCGATTTTGAGGCGATTGAGCGCGGCCCCTACCTGCAACGGGTGCGCTGCCCGGAGTGCGGTAAGCGCGAGGCGTACATCAACGCCGACGCGCCGTGGATGCTGAAATGCGGGCGGGAAAACAACTGTGGCGCGCAAATCCACATCAAAGCGCTGTTCCCGGATCTGTTCCGCTCCTGGAGCGAGCGCTACAGCCCGAAAGCCAACGAGAAACCCACTTCCACCACGCCGGTGGCCGATGGCTACCTTCGCGATGGCCGGGGCTTCGAGCTTTCCCGCCTTCAGGGCTGGTACACCCAGGAGAGCTACTGGAAGCCGGAGATAGGCGGTACTGCCACCGTGCGCTTTCAGCTTCCCGGCGGCGCTTACTGGGAGCGCCTGCTGGATAATCCGGAGCGCTTCGGCAAGCAGAAGGCCAATTTCGTTGGCCGCTACAAAGGCCAGTGGTGGTGCCCGCCTGCACTCACGGCTGCTGATTTAGTTGCGGCTGGGGAAGTGTGGATTGTAGAGGGCATCTTCGATGCGATCGCCCTTTACCACCACGGCATTGCGGCGGTTTCCGCCATGAGCTGCGCCAACTACCCCGACGAGGCGTTGAACGCCCTTTCCGATGCCGCGCATAAGGCAGGCACCAGCCGCCCCACGTTGGTGTGGGCGTTGGATAACAACCGCGCTGGCCATAACGCCACCCATAAGCACGTGAAGCGTGCCAGGGCGGCGGGCTGGGCGTGCCACGCGGCGCAGATCCCCCACGGTGGCCACGACTGGAACGATGCCCATCAGCGCGGCGAGCTGACCGAATGCCACCAGGAAACCTACCGCTACCACGGCGACCTGCTGCTTGCCCCCACGGCCATGGCGAAGGCGCTGTTGATGTACAAGCGCCGTGAACAGCGGGAGTTCTGGTTCGAGTTCAAACGCCAGCTGTGGTGGTGGAAATTGGACATGGACGCCTTCGACCGCGCTCTGCGCGCCGATGGGCTAGACGGCGAAGACCAGCGGCAGATCGACCCCGCCCTGCGCGATGCGGCGCTGGAGCAATCCGGCAGCGTGAAGCGCATCTGCACCTGTTTCCCCACAGCGCTGTATTACCAGGCCAACGCGGTGACCGACGAGAGCTGGTACTACTACCGCGTAGAGTTTCCCGACGGCCGCCCGCCGATCAAAAACACCTTTAGCGGCGGCCAGTTGGCCTCGGCTTCTGAGTACAAAAAGCGCCTGCTGGGCATTGCCCCCGGCGCGGTATGGACGGGTACCAGCCAGCAGCTGGATAGCCTGCTGCAGGACCAGATCGGCAATATCAAAACCGTCGAGACCATCGACTTCATCGGCTACAGCAAGGAGCACGGCGCGTATGTGTTCGGCGATCTTGCCGTGGCCGGTGGCAAGGTGGTGCCGATCAACAGCGAGGACTTTTTCGAGCTTGGCCCCCGCCGCCAGTTGAAAACCTTGAGCCAATCCGTGGCGCTGCACATCAACCCTGACCGCAAGGCGTTCAGTACCGAGTGGACACAGCAGCTTTTGGGCGCGTTTGGCTCCCGGGGCGTGGTGGCCTTGGCTTATTGGATGGGCAGCCTGCTGGCCGAGCAGATCCGCGCCGAAATGGGCAGCTTCCCGTTTTTGGAGATTGTGGGCGAAGCGGGCGCGGGTAAGTCCACGCTGATCGAGTTCCTCTGGAAGCTGTGCGGCCGGCGCGACTATGAAGGCTTCGACCCCAGCAAGGCCACCATGCCCGCCCGCAGCCGTAACTTTGCCCAGGTGAGCAACCTGCCGGTGGTGCTGATCGAATCCGACCGCGAGCAGGAAGGCGGTGCCAAGCAGAAGCAGTTCGATTGGGATGAGCTGAAAACCGCCTTTAACGGCCGCTCGATCCGCGCCCGTGGCGTGAAGAACTCAGGCAACGACACCTACGAGCCGCCCTTTCGCGGCAGCATCGTGATTAGCCAGAACGCCCCGGTGCAGGCGGGCGAAGCCATTCAGACCCGTATCTGCCACCTGCATTTCACCCGGGAAGGCCAGAACAAAACCACCAAAGCGCTGGCCGAGGCGCTGGAGCGTACCGAGCTAGAGCACGTGAGCCAATTCGCCCTGGCCGTGGCCCAGCGGGAAGCCGCACTGCTGGCCACCATCACCCAGCGCGCCCGCCACTACGCCGACCGCTTGGCCGACGACCCGGATATCAAGGTGCTGCGCATCGCCAAGTGCCACGGCCAGCTGATGGCGTTGGTGGAGTGCCTGGGGCCGGAGGGCTTGGGGCTGTTCGACCAGCAAACCATCGATATGGCCAATGGCATGGTGGAGCAGATGGCCCGCGAGCGGCAGCAATCCATCAACGCCGACCACCCGATGGTGGCCGAATTTTGGGAAGCCTTCGACTACATCGAAGGCCTGCGCGATGAGCCTCAGCTGAACCACTACGGCAAGGGCAGCGAGCACATCGCCGTGAACCTCAAAGACTTCGAGCGCACCTGCGCCGAGTACAAGCTGCGCACCCCCGAACTGCGCGAGCTGAAGCGCTATTTGAAGACCAGCAAAACCCGCAAGTTTGTCGATTCCAACCGCACCGTGAACTCCCGCGTCCGCCTGCACGGCGGCAGCGTGAAGTGCTGGGTGTTTCAAGCATGAAGGAGCCTGTGATGACCACTCAATCAAGTATGCCCCTGGTGACCCAGCGCCTGCGCGAACGCAACCGTAAAGCGCTGGAGGCCAAAGTCGCCGCTGAAAACGAAGCCGAGATGCAGAGCACAAAAATCACCGTAGCTGGCCTGCTAGCCCTGCAGGAATTGGCCGAGATCGCCCAGGGCGATACCCACCAACCACAGCACTGCCGCCGCGTGCTGCTGGCCGTTTACAACAGCTACGCCTGGCCACTGAACCTGACCAGCCTGCGGGTACTGGATGACAACCTGCGCCGTGCCGCCCTGGCGGTGATCGAGTGGTCGGCTATCAGCGACCGCGAGCTTCACGAATACCTGCCACACGGCCACGAACTGATGCAGCGCTTTGCCGCCATCGAGCAACAGAAGGAGCAGTAACCATGGCCGACAACGCCGATATCGCCGCCGACCTGATGGAGCGCCGCATGCAAGCCGCCCTCAGCAGCCGCCTCTCCCTGCACATTCCCAACCCGGACCCGGAGTGCGAAGACTGCGGCCACGAGATCCCCCAAGCCCGCCGCGATGCCCTGCCCTGGGTAGCCACGTGCATCGAGTGCCAAAGCATCCGCGAACAACGGGGGCGCTATGGCCGCTAACGGTACCAAGGGCGGCCAGCTTGCCCGGCAAGCCGCCATGCTGTGCCAGGACGCGCAGTTTCAGCTCTACCTCGACCGTCGCCGGCGCACCAAGCACGGCATGACCGAGAGCCAACTGCCCGACGGCACCCACAACACCGAAGACGCCCGCGACTGGCTCTGCGCCGCGTGCCAGATCCAAAGCCGGGCGGAATTAGATCACCACGTCACCGCGGCGGCCACGTTCCGCCGCATTCGCCAACGCTTCTTCGCTTGGAAGCATCACCAGGGGAGCCCCGCATGAACACGTACTTCGGACTACTCGCCGAGTTCAACGGCCGCACCGAGCTACCGCTGGAGGAAGTCGCCCCACGCTTCTTCGGCATCAGCCCCCGCACCGCCGCCTTCCGCGCCGGTGCCCAAGCCCTGCCGGTACCGGCTTACCGTGCGGGGGATTCACAGAAAAGCCCGTGGCTAGTCAGCGCAATCGACCTGGCGCAGTACATTGATAAGAAGCGGGCCGAGGCGCGGGAACAGTGGAAGCTAGTGAATGATTGAGGGTCGCGCCGGCTAAACCTGTAGCCGGCTGGCCTTTACCTCCGACCTACCTGCCTGCACCATTTCCTTAACTTCTCTTCACCCGCATCGCCCTATGGAGCCAACCATGGACCAGAGCCTTATCCCCGTCTTTCAAGCCAATGATCAGCAGCTTCTTTGCAACGCTCGTGACCTACATGCTTTCCTGGAAGTGGGCCGACGCTTCACGACCTGGATTAAAGAACGCATCGAACAGTATGAATTTGAAGAAGGTTTAGACTTCATATCGCATAACATGCAGCCTGGAATAGGACATAAAACCGCCTCCCAAAACGGGGAAGCCCTAGAATCAATCACTTACGCTGAAAACTTCGGCCAGCAGGGACGCATTGAGTACCACCTAACTCTCGATATGGCCAAAGAGCTGGCCATGATCGAAAACAACACTATGGGTCGCCGGGTGCGCCGCTACTTCATCCAGCGCGAACGCCAGGCTATCGAGCTGCTGCAACAACAGGCGGATAGTGTGCGACCATTAGCCGAGGTACGCGCAGAGATCGGCGATACCCCCAAGTTTCGCTATCTGCTGATTTTGCAAGAGCAAAGCCGTTCATGTGCCCGCCAGTTAGACCAGGCGCAAGGGCCACATGAGCGCTACACCCTGCACTGTCAGCTACGCCAAATTAACAATGTACTGGGCATTCCCACCCAGCCGCTCATGCAGAGCGCTGATGGTAACAACGCCCCAATGACACACAAACTGGAGCATTCTCGTGGATAGCACTATTAAACGGACCCTGGAGGCAGCCAGCGTACGCGCGCTCTCCTCTACTGAACTTGAACGGCTGGTTGCCCGCATACGCGCCCTGGAAAGTAACCAAATGCCGCCAGAAGATGTACTGGTCAGGCGCATCAAGGAGCTGGAAAACCAGTTGACCGACTGCCGCGCTCGGGTGAAAAAGTGCGAGCGCAATGGCTGCCCTGACTAAGCATGCCGCCTTTCGAGGCGGCTTCGACACACCTAAGATAACGGTATAAGACTAGCGTAACTGCAGCCTTTCCGGCCTCAAATGCGTATACCGCTTCAGCACATCCCAGCTCTCGTGGAGCGTGAACTGCTGCACCTCCACGATCTCATAGCCCGCCTCGAACAGCCGCGACGTAGCCTCGTGGCGCAAGTCGTGAAAGCGCAGATCCTCGATGCCTTTGGCGGCCGTCGCGGCCCGAAAGCGAGTGCCTATTGATTTAGGGGCATAGGGGAAAATACGCGGCTCGCTTTTGGCCCTTGGCTGCCGCTGAATGATGGCCATCGCCTCATGAGTGAGCTTGAAGCGTTTATGGTTGCCCCACTTCTGGCGTGGGTGCTTGGCGTCACGCACCCAGCAGGTCATGGCCGTTTCATCGAGATCATCCCAGGTAAGTCGGGTGATCTCCTCCTGGCGGCGTGAAGAGGCGATGGCGAAGTCCATAATGTCTTCCATCGGAATGATCGCGCTCGGCCGGATCTTCTGCGAGCGCTGGAAGTAACCGCGGAGCTGCTCGATTTCTTCCAACGTCGGCCGCCGATCGCGGGATGCTGGGCGGGATATGAGCCCTTTGCTACGCAGCAAAAGCTTGGCCGACTCGAACTCGTTCAGATCCACCGGCATACGCCAGGCAGCCACCGCTGTTTTTAAGATGATGCCCAGCCAGGTGATATCCTGCGCCGTCGTGGATGGCTTTACCCCGCTACGGCGCCGCATTTGTGCATGATCGATGATCTGCTCGCTGCTGAGCTCGGTGATCTTCACCCGAGCGATGGGGAAGCGCCGAAGCTGCTCGATCGTGGCCCGCTTACTGCGGCCTGCCCCGTCGGCAAACTCATGCAGGTAGCGCTCGATCGCATCGTGTAAAATCACGCCTTTCCACTTAGCGGTCAGCACGCCACCTGGGGCTGCCAGCTCCAGCTCCCGGCGCTTTGCCCACTCTACGGCCATCGACTTCTTAGGGAATGTTTTAGACTCTGAGTAGTCAGGTTGACCAGTGCGCGCAATGCGAATACGCGCTAGGTATGAGAAACTGCCGTCCCTTTTCGGACGCTTCACGATCGTCGCCATCACTGCCTCGGAATGTGACAAATGAAAGTGCCACGAAGTGCCAAAAATGTGACACCTATTTGCTAAAAACGTGGCACAACCACTGTAAATATGAACAGTTATGAATGATACCACAAACGCGCAAACCCGCATGAAGTCTGGCACCGCACGCCCGGAGCTGGATAGAACTTTCTCCGTCGCCCCCATGATGGATTGGACGACCCGAGATTACCGTGCCTTCGCACGCACGTTAACCAAGCGGGCGCTGCTATATACCGAGATGGTG